TCACCACTTCTTAAAAAAAAACATCCACTTACACAATGGTTTTTAAATGAAACTAAATGGTACAAACCAAGTAAAGAAAGAGAATTACCAGATTGGGCAAAGGCCATCTTTAGTGGCGGTATGATTGCCGCTGGTAATATACAGACAGAAGAAGAATTATTCCAAGTAACAACAATGGCCGAAAGTAATCTACATAATTACTTAGATAAAATTGGCGATTTTAAAAATGAATCGAAAAGAGAAGATGTGATAACAGCACAGAATTATTATTGTGAACATCAACAACAAAACCCACATACTCCTAGAGTAATGTTATCTTTAGGATTAGATGAGAAAGATGTATTAGTGTTTAATAAAGACCATCTTTTTCCAAAGATAAATAATTAAATGAAACTAGATAAGAAATTGATTATACAATATTTTGCCATAATTGTTTTAATCATAATTACTTTATTGGCAACTTCTCTTGTAAAAGCAGACGAAAAGAAAATATCTGATTTAGAGAAAAGAATATCACAATTAGAATCAAATAAAATTTCAATACCTAAAGGACTCTTTATTACAGGTGAAGTAGAAGGTTATTATGATGACCGTACTTATGATAGTGGTATAGATTCAAGAGCTGAATTACAGATAGGTATTAATCACGCATTTAAAAATTCATATATTAATTGGACAGGTGCTTCAATGTTATATGACACATATTATTCTTTAGATACCACATTAAACAATACAATACAAGAAAAACAAATGGGGATTGGTAATGACTATTACAGATTATATCTTGGTGAAACAGACGCTCAAAGATTAGGTTTTGCAAAGACACCAAAGGTCGGTGCACCATTAATTATTACACAAACAAATTCAAGGTTAGACCATAGAGAGAAAGCAGTTTTAGCTATCGGTGGTTTTAATTGGGATAATCAATTTGATTTTGATTCGTATCGTCTAAGACAAGATGTTCCAGCAGGTTTAGTTATTGGTTGGGATAATGAGAGAGATGCTTTATATACAGGTGCAACTGTAGGACTTTTTGGATATGCCGATTTATCTTATATGCAAATCAAAAATCCAAAAAGTTCAACAAGTGTTTCTAATTTTAATGAACGAACACAAAAAGGTTGGGCATTAGGTGGTACTTTATATCGTTGGAATATTCCTTTGATTTGGGGTGCAGAAGTTTGGGACGATATGGACACAGGCTTTGCTGATAAGAACAGATATGATTACGGCCTATTGTATAGTTTTAATGAACGCATTTATGGTACAGTTCACAGAACAGAAAATGATGATTTAGGATTTACAGGTAATTATTGGGGTGTTGTTTATAATTTACATACAGAAGATGATAAACACAAACGACCAGATAAAAGAGCTGGTTTAGAATTAGGATTATACTACCACGATAAAGAACAAACATCAGTATATACAGGCGTATATAAAGACTATAACCCACAGTTATTAGCAACTATTCGTTATAAGTTCTAATTTCTTTTATATAAATAGTAGAGTTATGGCAAATCCATCTACTAGAGAAACACTTAAACAATATGCTTTAAGAGCATTAGGTAAACCAGTAATAGAGATAAACGTTGATGACGACCAGTTAGAAGATAGACTGGATGAAGCATTACAATACTATGCTCAGTATCACTATGACGGTATTAGACGAACATATTTAAAATATAAACTTACAGCTCAAGATAAAGACAGATTAAAAGCTTCAACACCATCTTCTGAAACACCTACACAAAATGGTGTCAGCACAACTTGGTACGAAGCAAACAATTTTCTTATAGTTCCAAATACAGTTATTGCAGTAACAAATATATTTCCTTTTTCAGACAAAGCAAGTATGAATATGTTTGACGTAAGGTATCAATTAAGATTAAATGATTTGTATGACTTTGCTTCAACATCAATTATTAACTATGATATGGTGTTAAGACATTTAGATTTCTTAGACCAAATTTTAGTAGGTATGAAACCTATAAGATTTCAACAACACGATAATCGTTTGTATATTGATATGGATTGGGTGAACGATTTAGAAGTAGATGAATACTTAATTATAGACTGTTATAGAAAATTAGACCCAGCTACTTTTACGGATGTGTTTAATGACCAATGGTTAAAAAGATATACAACAGCATTATTTAAAAAACAATGGGGTGCTAATTTAAGTAAATTTGATGGAGTAGTGATGTTAGGTGGCGTTAAACTTAATGGCGAAAAGATTTTTACAGACGCACAAACAGATATTGAAAAATTAGAAAAAGAAATAAGAGATAGTTTCGAAATTGCCCCAGCATTTATGGTAGGTTAAACTATGCCAGTAAATCATTATTTTCAAGGCGGCCAAGGGATTGGCAATCAGGCCGAGAAAACACTTTACGAAGATTTAATTGTAGAAGGCCTAAAAATCTATGGCCACGATGTCTATTATTTACCACGAACACTTGTCAATAGAGATTTAATACTAGGCGAAGATACTTCAAGTAAGTTTGATGATAGTTATATGATTGAAATGTATTTTGAAACGAATGAAGGATTTGCAGGCCAAAGAGAATTGATTAATAAGTTTGGATTAGAAATTAGAGAAGATACAACTTTTGTGATTGCAAAAAGAAGTTGGCAAAATCAAGTTGATAATCCAATGACACAGATTGTAGAAGGCCGTCCTAATGAAGGAGATATTATATATTTCCCATTAATGAATAGTTTTTTTGAAATACAATTTATAGAAGATCAAGAGCCATTATTTCAATTAGGTAGTTTACCTGTTTATAAATTAAGAGTTACACGTTGGGAATATAGTTCAGAAGAATTAAATACAGGCATAACTGAAATAGATGATAAAGAAACTGATTACTCATTAAATCTATTACTCAATAGATTTACACTTGAAGATGAAAGTGGTTCACTACAATTAGAACAAGATCAATCATCAGGTCAACCAAACTTCTTCTTAAACGAAGAAGCGACAACGACAACAACAGTGGCAACGCAATCTACTTATGCAGAAAATTTAGATTTAGACACAGAAGCTGGTTTTGATACTGCTTCAACGGCTGATGATATATTAGACTTTACAGAAAGAAACCCATTTGGAGAAATTGATTAATGTTCGGTAATTTTTTCTATAACGAAGGAATGCGAAAGATCATAATTGCATTTGGTCAATTGTTTAATAATATAGTTATACAATCAACATCAAGTACAGGTGCAGTTACAAAGAGATTAAAAGTTCCTTTAGCTTATGCACCAAAAGAAAAGTTTTTAGTACGATTAGATCAGAAACCAGATTTAGATGATCGTAGTTTTGCAATTACATTACCAAGATTAGGATTTGAAATATCTGGTCTTGCTTATGACCCTACAAGAAAATTAACAAGAGTTCAAAAATTTAGAAAAGTAAAATCTGGTGAATCAGGTGAAGTTCATAATTTTAATTATGTACCTGTGCCATATAATATAAGTTTAAATCTTTATGCCTTTACGGCAACAGCAGAAAACGGCCTACAAATAGTAGAACAAATATTACCTTTCTTTCAACCTGATTATACGATTACTGTAAATGTATTACCTGAATTAAATATTAAAAGAGATATACCGATTATATTAAACAGTGTTGCTTATGAAGATAGTTATTCTGGAGATTTTACGACTCGTAGAGCCGTTATATATACCTTAAATTTTACTGCTAAAACATATTTGTTTGGGCCAATGTCCAATCAAGGTGTTATCAAAACAGTACAGTCCGATATTTACACAGATACGGATACAACAACGGCAAAAAGAGAAGAAAGAATTGTGGTCGTACCAGACCCAACAACGGCGGATGCAGATGATGATTTTGGATTTACAACAACCATTACTTCTTTTACAGATAGTAAAAAGTATAACCCTACGACTGATACTGATGTTTAATTATGACAAAAATAGAAGATAAAGTAAACGAGATATTAGGCATATCGCCTGAAAATAAACCTACATTAGAGTCTTTAGTAAAGATAGATAATCCTTCTGTGACACGTGTAGAAGATAAAACTAAAACTGATATTGAAAACGATTACAAGTTTAGTCGTGATAATTATTACGATTTAATACAAAAAGGCCAAGAAGCAATAGAAGGCATTTTAGAAATTGCAAAAGAAGGCCAACACCCACGAGCTTACGAAGTTGCAGGCCAATTAATTACAAACGTTGCACAAACAGTTGATAAGTTACAAGACTTACAAAAAAAATTAAAAGAATTAAAAACTGCCACAAAAGGTGCAGACACTAAAATACAAAATGCTTTATTTGTAGGTTCTACTGCTGAATTACAAAAGATGTTGAAAGTTAAAAATGAAAATACTCAAAGCGAAACGAAATTACCTGAACAAACAGATATTTCAGATAAGTGATTTAACTTATATAACAAGAATGACTCCTTTAAAAGAGTTATTAAATGGTGAAGATATGATTGAACCTATCAAAGTATTAAAACACGATATAAGAAAAAATCCTATTGGCCCATTAGGTGAAGAATTATTTGATTATTCAAAATATAGAAGTGGTGCTGGTGATTCAAACTTTAAAGAAAAACAATACAGTGTATGGGAAGGCAATCAAAGAGTTCAGGCCGCTTTACAATTAGGTTATACTCATATAGAAGGAATAATAATAGATGAATGATTTAAAAGAATTGTGTTTACCCTATGATAGTTTTATTTCAGGTTATTTTATGCCTGAACATATATGCGATAATGTTATAAATTTTGCAAAGAAAAATTTTAAAGATTTTAATATTGGAAGAGTGGGCAATCATCAGATAAAAAAAAATATAAAAGATTCTTTGGATTATTATATAAATTTAGATACAAAAGAAATTGTTTTTTTAGAATATTTAAATTATTTAAATAAAATTTTACATTTATATATTGAAAAATATAAGGAACTTAAATATGATGTGTCCTATTTTAATTTGGTTGAAAATATAAATTTACAATATTACAATTTAGGATGCGGATTTAAAAAAATGCACTGTGAAAGAACAAGTAGTTCTAAAAATAATAGACTTTTGGTTTTTATGACTTATCTAAATGATGTGCCTGATGGTGGTACAAATTTTAAATATCAAAATTTAACTACTCCAGCTTTAAAGGGGTTAACATTAATTTGGCCTAGTGATTGGACTCATACACATTGTGGTCAAATAAGTAATTTACACGAAAAATACATTTTAACAGGATGGTATGGTTTTTCAAATGAATGAAGTCTATCTAGGTAATCCGAATCTAAAAAAAGTAAACGTTAAAGTAGAATTTACAGAAGAACAAATAATAGAGTTTGATAAGTGTTCGAAAGACCCTTTATATTTTATTCAAAATTATGTAAAGATTGTTTCGTTAGATGAGGGCCTTGTACCATTTAAAATGTATGACTTTCAAAAAGAAATGGTTGGTACAATGCACAACAACCGTTTTACTATATGTAAATTACCAAGACAATCAGGTAAATCAACAACGATTGTATCATATCTATTGCATTATGTAATCTTTAATCCAAATACAAACGTTGCCATACTTGCAAACAAATCATCTACAGCAAGAGATATATTAGGCCGATTACAATTGGCCTATGAAAATATACCAAAGTTTTTACAACAAGGTGTATTAAATTGGAATAAAGGAAGTATTGAATTAGAGAACGGCAGTAAAGTAGTGGCCGCTGCAACTTCTTCAAGTGCAATTCGAGGAGGTTCTTATAACATTATATTCTTAGACGAGTTTGCTTTCGTACCTGCTACGATTGCAGAACAGTTTTTTAGTTCCGTATTTCCTACAATTTCATCAGGTAAAAATACTAAAATGATTATTGTTTCTACGCCACACGGAATGAATATGTATTATAAGTTATGGACTGATGCTGTCAATAAACAAAACGATTATATACCTGTTGAAGTACATTGGTCAGAAGTGCCAGGCCGTGATGAAAAATGGAAAGAAGATACAATAAGAAATACAAGTAAGGAACAATTTCAACAAGAGTTTGAATGCGAATTTTTAGGTTCAATAGACACATTAATTAATCCTACAAAAATTAAATCTACACCTTATATGAAACCTTTACAATCGCAAGGTGGTTTAGATATATTTGAAAGGCCAGATAAAAACAAAATTTATGTTTGTGCTGTTGACGTTGCACGAGGTCTTTCAAAAGATTATTCAGCTTTTATTATATTTGACGTAACACAAATGCCTTATCGTGTTGTGGCCAAATATCGTAATAATGAAATTAAACCTTTAGTTTTTCCAAATGTTATTGAACAAACAGTTAAAGGTTATAATCACGCTCATACATTAATTGAAGTAAATGATTTAGGTGGCCAAATATCTGATGCTATGCAATTTGATTTAGAATATGATAATCTACTAATGACGACACAAAGAGGCCGTGCAGGTCAAGTTTTAGGTACAGCATTTAGTGGCCGTGGCAGTCAATTAGGCATTCGTATGACAAAACAAATTAAAAAAATAGGATGTTCTAATTTAAAAACAATTGTTGAGTCAGATAAACTAATTATAAATGACTTTAATATTATAGAGGAGATGTCGACTTTTTCTCGTCAACACAATTCTTGGAAGGCTGAAGAAGGATGTAATGATGACTTAATGACTTGTCTTATTATATTTGGCTGGTTATCAAATCAACCATATTTTAAAGAATTAAGTAATTCTGATGTAAGGTCTAAATTATATGAAGATCAGGCCAATATAATAGAACAAGATATGGCGCCTTTTGGCTTTATAGATGATGGTGTAGAAACTGAAGAAACTAAACCATTTAAAGATGAATATGGAGAAACGTGGCATCCTGTAATCAGAAAAGGCGAATAAATGTACAAAATACGCATTTTATAAATAGATGTGTATGAAATTTTGACTATGGCCGTATGAATAATACGAATGTTGGATTATATGAAACAATTAGCTAATTTATAAAAAGGAGAAAACCGAAATGGCATTTCAAGTATCACCAGGTGTTCTCGTACAAGAAAGAGACCTAACAAGAATCATTCCAGCAGTATCTACTTCAGTAGGTGCTTTTGCAGGAGTGTTTAGAAAAGGTCCTTTAGATGAAATCGTAACGGTTTCTAGCGAGCAAGAATTAGTAGATACGTTTGGCAAACCAGACTCAGATAACTTTGAGGACTTTTTTAGTGCTGCCAACTTTCTACAATACTCAAACGCATTGAGAGTAGTACGAGCACAAAATTCTTCAATATCAAACGCAGTTGCTTCAGG